ACTGGCAGTCATAGTTGGTTGTTGCACCCCGGGCGGCTGGTTACCCCCGGGGTATTTTTTAGCCCAGCAGCTCTTCCATTGCTATTTCAGATACCCCCCGTTTGTTGTGCAGCGCGGCGAACACCCGTTGATCTATAGTGTTTGCAGTCATCAGCACATACACCCAAACCGCGTGCTTCTGCCCGCTCCGGTGCAGCCGTCCAATGGATTGCTCGTACTCGTCCAGCGACCACGGGACCGATAGAAACACAATGTGGTGCGCAGCCCCCTGAAGATTCAACCCGTGACTGGCGCTTTTAGGGTGCGCAGCAAGTAGCTCTATAGACCCGCTATTGAACCGGTTGACAGCGTCGGTGTCGTCAAGTGTCTGCACATGCGGTTGTCTGCGCCGCAGCTCCGCAAGCTCTTCGGTAAAAGTGTAATACACCATCGTCGGGCTGTGCTGGTTCTCGTCCAGTATCTCGTCTAAACGGTCGAACTTATGCTGGGAAAACCATATCGGGGTTTTTACACTGACCATTTTCGTGGCACCCGGAACAAGCGCTGTATCGTATACAAACCCGCTCGACATTTGCCGGCATTTGGTTGTGACCGCCGCAGCAGTTAAAGCGCATATCTGTGAGTCTCCCAAGTCCACAACGAACTCCCTCTTCATAGTGTCGTATGGCTCACGGTCGGGAAAGGGTATGCTGACCTTAATTGTGTGCAACGGCGGCAGGGTATCTTTGTAATCTTTGTTTTCAAGCACGAATGTAAAAGGCTTTATCTTCTCCATAACCTGTTCAAGAGCCCCGGGGGCAGGGGTCCATAAACCGTAATCCCTGTTGGTGCAGATGAAGTACTGTTGCATAAACGCGGTTTTGGCGCGGCCAAGAATTGCGGGGTTAATAGCCTTGCACTGCCCAAAAACATCCTCAAGGCCATTTGAGGTAAAAGAACCGGTTAACCCCCACCGTATACCTACGCCGGATATTTTCTTTTCCAGCGCTTTGAACCTTTTTCCACGGGGATTTTTTAGCCTTGTTAGCTCGTCAAAAACGATGCCACTAAAATCCGCAATTTGCGCCTCGGTCATTGTCTGGATGGTGTCGTAATTCGCCACTACCACCTGAGACAGTTCCGCAAACGCAGTATCCCGCTGGCGTTTAGTGCCAACTGCTACCGATATGCTGAGCCCCGGCGCCCACTTCTTCGCCTCCCCTGGCCATACTTCCGTGGCTACCCGTTTTGGCGCAAGCACAAGCCACCTTTTGGTGTGCCCGTCGTGGATCATGTCTCTCATCGCGGTTAGCGCACAGGCCGTCTTACCTGCACCCACCCAAGCAAGCACCATAGCGCTGTTGTTCTCGTACAGGAAGTCCGCCGCAGTCGCTTGGTACTCTCGGAGCTTATGCATTACGGCGGTCTTCAATAGCGTTGCGCAGCTGGACCTTAATGCCGTGCCGTGCCTTGATGTCATAGCAGGGCGCTTCGCGGGGGAACAGCTTCTTCATTGTTCTGTGCCCCGCAACTTCAACATCAGCCAACTCTTCGAGCAGGGCTTTCACTTTCTGGGTACTTACCCCGGTGCTGTACCGGGCGTCTATGAGCAGGGCTTCCGCAGCATCCTGCGCTTCTGCAAGCTCTTCAAGCAGCTTATACAAGCAATCTTCGGTACTGAATATCTTTACTTTCAGGTCAAGAATTTCGGTCTCGGTCATCATAGGTTTGCTCCGTTTTGGTCTTGTTGTTGTTGTTGTTGTCTATCCACTCGTCAAACATCGCGTATACTTCTTCTGTGTCTTCGGATTCCGGCGTGTTTTTTTCAAACCCTACCCCTTCGCCTAGCACATCAATCGTATGAGCGCAAAAGCTACTATTTTTTCGCCGAGTGTAAACTATGTCATACCCTCTGTACCGCTTGCGTTTTGTACCAGATACCGCGTCATACTTGAGCCCGTCCCGGTACCCTTTTCTTTTCTTTTTACTATCGCTCGTATCCCAAAAGAAACTTGCGTCGCTATCTGGAAGCTGGCGTTCTAGTGCGCAGGTATAACTACCCGTGTGACTCTTTATCATGGTGTTGCGCTTTTTTAATTATTGCCTTTTCGAGCTCCCCAATTGTGTTTACTTTTTCGGTGTAATTGGGTTCCCCCGCTATGATGGCGAAGTACTTTCCTTTACGGCGGTGCACCCAAACCCAACAGCCCCCTAGGAATGTATACCAACCAGACGGCCTCTTCATTAAAGTTTCGGGCGCATGAAGGGGGTGTTGCAGCCGGTGAAGAGCTTGCGGCGCTTGCCTGCGCACACCGTTGGCTCTGGTCAGCATACAGCTCATTACAACGCCTCCAAGGTTTTAACAATACGGTTGATATACCACTGTGCTTTTTTTGCGTCCTCAAGCAAATCCCCTTTCAACCCCATGCGCCACAGGTACTTAATCGCGTTTCCTTTGCAAAAGCACACGAACCCGCCCTTATCCATGCTTGCTTCAAGTGCTTCAATGCACTCAATACCATTTTGGGTGTAGTGCCTCGGGTGATTAACCGGGTCGGAGTTACATCCGTCTGCGCATATCTCTTTACTTCTCATGGCTTGCGATCCCTTGTTATTTTTGTTCCACAATAAGAGCAAAAACGGTCGTCGGGTCTACACTGAGCCCCGCACTTGCTACAAAAAAATCTATCGCCGTACCAAACGGGATCATCCACCAGTACAAGCTCTGCGCCGTCGGACTCTTGTTCCGCTCTCCAATGGTCTATTTCTTCTATGCTCCAAAGACAGGCGTAATTTTGCTCGAGCGTCTGCATATCTTCGGCAAACACTTTCTGAAGCGACGAGATTTTACCTGTTTCTGTTTTCACCTCTATGAACCAAGTTGTACCGTTCGGGAGGCATACGATTCTATCGGCCACTCCTCGGTTATTTATAGACTTGAACTTATAAGTTCCACCGCCCATAACGGCTACAGTCCAAACAAGATGCGCTTCAATTTCAGTTTCTCTCATGTTTGTGTTGTGGTTTTAGATTAAACGCGGGCGCCGGAGGTGTTTCTTCCAACAAGTCCCGCAGGTCTGATCTGCTCTCGTAGCGCATAGACGGGTCGCAGAACACCCGCTTCTTGCTATCATAGCGCCTTGACTTGACGCGGCCCATATCTACCCACCCTGCTTCTTCAAGCGCGTGCAACAACGCGGCTTGCGGAACCTTTGCTCCGGAAGGTGCGGTACTTGCCAAACGGTCGCAAAGGTTAACAAACGGTGAGCCTACAACGCCACTTGCGAACTCCCCCGAGCGGTTGGTTATCAGTTCCACAAGGTATGCTTCGCTTATGCTGCGACCGCCTTCTATGAGGTTTATTTTAAACTCTGTATCAAACGGCGCAGCTTGCGGGTTGAACTCAGTCACATCCCGGGCGTACAACCATGAAGCAATAGCCTCATACCCGCCGTTCTTGTACCAATCCCACATCTTTTTGCTCTCAGTAGCGCCCATCCTCGGCGCTGCGGACCATACACAAAACCAGCGCCGATCTTGGGACGCAAGCGAAATAGGTATCTGCTCGTTAGTGAAGGCTAGCACAAACACACGGTTGAGCGCCTTATATGGTGCCATGTTCTTTCGGTTTATCTCAATGTACTCGGGTGGGGCGGAAATTATGGGTTTCAGCCGGTTGGCCAACTCCCGCCGGTCGGACGCGTTCGGCTCTTTGAGCTCGTTGAGTAGAAGAATCTCACTCTCAAGGTGGTACCCCCACTGTCCATGAAGGGCGTTGGCATCCATAAACCCACGGTTGATCAGTTGCGGTCCGCATACTGCCCATATAAAGGGTGCCCAAAGCGTATCTTTACCTGAACCTTCGAGCCCCCCATGCAACACCGCGTGATTGATCTTTATCTTCGGGTGCTGAAGCTTGAACGCCATTACATTGAAGATATGCTCCCGCTCTTTGGCTTCAGGTATAAGACACTCTGCATGTGCTAGCCAAGGGCTTATATCCTCTTTAACAAGCTCAAAATCGGGCCGAGCGTCTTTCCACTTGTTGCCATATAATTCATCCTCCACGGCAAGAAACGGTGTCTCCCCTGCGGCGTAGGTGATACCAACCAGAGCTTTGGCCCCACACGCCTCGCGGTTCTCGTCAAAAGATACCGAAGCCTCTATCCTTCTCCCTTTTGTGCTGTGTATGCTACTACAACTGATGTGACGATAGATGGCGTTGAAGGTTCCTCTTGATGTCTCGCGCCGGGTCCCTATATCGAAGAACGAGTCGTCGCTTTGGACATACGCAAACCGTGTGAACCAGTCCTTTTTGGTCGTGCGGCCAATTTCCTTCGCCTCAATGCGGCCCATCACTTTCTCCGCGTGATCTTGGGCATTGCTACCTGGTGGCAACTTATCTAAGACTATAGACATAGAGTTTGGTATCTGCTCGGCCCTCATGCCGTGTGTGCATGAAGGGCCGCCGTTGTCGGATACCCAGTCAAGAAAGTATTGGCTGGAGAAGTCCGCACAATGCCCATGGTAGCAGACAAAAGCCCTATCCCCTGGATGGTACCGTGCTGACGCGTCGGCGGGGTCGCTATGTTGCTCGTGGTTCGGGCAGATAACAGAGCACCAGCCTTCAGTGTTAACCGGGCTCAGAACCAAGCGGTTTTTGTCCAGCCATGTCAGTACCTCGTCGCCGCGTGTGTCTTGGGTATTGATAGGCCACACAACGGGGGTGCTATTCTTATCGTAAGTGACACCCATAGCCCCCGTAATCTCGTCAAGAGTGAACTCACGGTCCGGCTGGAACTCAACAAGCTGGGACTTAAACCCCCCCTTGCCGGGCTTCAAGTTGACCGAGCCGGGCAGGCGGAAGTTCCGAACGGCGTTGACCGCGCCGGGGTCGGTGTACCCCGCGCCTGCTATGGCTCGGATGGCAGCAGCGTACGCCCCTTTGGGCGGCTGCTCCGAGAAGACATAACCCCACTGGAAGGAACCCTCGCTAGTCTCCATCTTCCATGTCGGTTCAATGGGCGGCTCCTTGCTTTTTGTGCCTATATCGTCCAGCACCATCACAAGCACATGCTCGCAGTTTGCGTTACTAGCCGACAGCTTCGCTTTCAAGCGGTCAGAAACGAACGCTGCGGTGTTCCCGTAGATAGCCCAGTCAGCTTTAACCTTGCTGATACCTGATGGCAACAGGGGTACCCATGTTGCTTTTAACGCCCCGTCTCCATAGCGCTGGAGGTCTCCACCCTTGAGTAAAGGCTTCTGTCTCACCAAAAGAAGTGTCTCGCCTTCTTCTGATAGCCCACTAAGATAGTTCACGAAGTCGAGCATTTTATTTCCCATAGTTATTTCCCATAGCGTTTGGCTGTTGTTAGTTCAATATCCAGTGGGAGGCCCTTAGCCCAAGCAACCGGGGTCGTCATTATCCGTGTCATGTCTTGAATAGCCTGTTCTGCCTTGTCGTCTTCCACCTCTATCACTATCTCATCATGCAC